CCCAGTGATCACCAGGACGCAAGTCGGCAGTCACAATTTGTGTCCAGCCGCGAAAGAAACAGGCTTCGACCATCTTCTCTAGTCGAACGCCGAGCATTATCTTGCCCCAACCTTTGGATTCAGTCATTACTTCTCCTTTTTGAAATCCATTTTGGTTTCAACCCTGGCAGCTACTTTTGCTTTGTTAGCCTCATCATGCTGCACAACCAAAAGATGCTCCAAGGTTTTCTGAATAATCTTGAACGATCCACCAGGAAAAGAGAACGCCACAAAAGTCCCATCTGCTACCACATTGACATTCACTTCCTTCATCCCTGCGTCAATTGCCTTTACAGTTTCTTGTGCCATATTAACTTCTCCTTATCTCATGAGCTGTTATGCTCATACGAAACCCAAGAAATACTGGGATTGATTCCGCTTCGTCTTCCGGATAGCGGTCATATATTGGAACTTCACTATTACCTGTAATCTCACGTATACCGTAAGCAAGTAACCCACTGGCATCCAGATACTTTTCAGTTTCCAGCAGAGCTGTCAATATTGTCGTACGATGAGTAGCAATCAAGCCACGTGTAGTATCCCAATCTGTAAACTTTTCTATGAGAAGAAAAGGTATTGTCCACACCACTTCCCATTGAGATTGTGCATTGGAAGCATGGAATACTTCTGCAGTCTCAATGTTTATGTATGGGGCTTTAGCATTACCTTGGTCAAGGATACCCCAATCATTTATCACAACGTCACCTGTGCTGAATATGGATGTCAGTCGCAGTAGTTCACGTTGAAGATCGGCCTGTAATACAGCTTCAGTCATTATGTACCTTCGCCAGTACCGAATATTATAGCCCTATAACCTGCAACTGCGTTCTTTATCATGCCAGCAGTTTCAAGATGGACTTGGTCTAACGCTCGAGCCGTAAATGGATTAGGTCTAGTTCCGGGATGTTGAACGTAACCTTTACCAATTACCAGTAAATCCCTGTCAAGCAATCCACCACCCATAATGAGTCGTGTTTGCTGTCCACCAACTTTAGGAACAATGACTTCCATATAATCATTCTCTTCCCAAATAAAGTGGAGTGCGCCGGCATTCTTAGCCCGTATTCGGTGAGGCTTGGTTCCTTCGATAATGAACGCTCCAAGAGGCTGAGGGATATAACCACGTATCCCGACTTCGCCTTCTTCCTCATACGTTTGATACCTAATGCCTCTAGCAAACTCCCCAGTTCTTTTCGGGGCATAATCCCTAGCTATCTCAACCCAACGTCTGCCAATCTCTCTAATCTGTTCACGACGCTTATTGGACAACCATCGGCCAGCAGTTATAAACCGACCCTTGAGTGAACGTAGTTGGCTAAAATCAATTTCAATAACAAAAGGCATTTAGACATCCCATTCTTCGAACACATTTTCAAAAGCTTTGCGTTCGAATATCGGGGTGACAGGATTACCAGACTGATCAATATCTCTAAAGCCAATTTTGCCAACTGTACTATGAGTTCGTGGAACACCCATTATTTCCCAGCCATCAGCATGGGTAAGGATGAAATCTTCAACGTCTGTCATGATAATGCTAAAACGACTTTTGCCAGGAGTCTTTGCGGTAGGTCCAAACCTACCTGACCCATTGATACCTTCAGCAATCGAGGCCACTTCCTCGTTGGTAAACATAGCAAGTGACAGCATGACATCAGGTTGCACAACTGGAATTGCAAAACCTTGCTGTGCCAAAATACCATTTATCAGACTGCTAACCTCATCAATCAAAATTACAACTTGACCAAGGCTAGGTCTGTCAGTAGTTAGAAAAGTTCCAACACCATTAGCGTAACGTGGAACAAGGGTTGCTACTCCAGAAGGTGAGCCATAAGAATTAGCGGCTATTCCAGAAGGTATGATTGTCCCCGAAAATATGGAACCAGTTACCAGTGGATCAGCACCAGTGACTGTAACCTTGATTGGATTTGTAAAGCTATAACCGGATTTCTGATTCCAAAAGTATAAGTCACCCGGATCTAATGAAAATTGAACAAAGCCAAACGCATCAGTATAACCGGATGTTACAACACTAACTCCGGTCAAGTTGGTGCTAATCCACACTAAGACATTATCAAGTGGATTAGCACCGTCATTGACAGTAGCACTCCAAGGAATGGCTGCCACGTTTACTCATCCTCGCCCTTGAGCAAGAACCAGACATCTACGCTACAACCGTCGTCAGCAGCTTCCACTAGGATATTCACAATATCATACACTAGGGAACCGCCATAAGCTCCAGCTATTGGAGCACCGGAGTTGTCACAAAATTGCTGACTTGGACGGAACCAACCACTGGTATTAGCATTAGACAGTACGAGGATATCTCCAGCAGGAACATTGCTACCTTTGCTGGATATCGTGACGACAGTAGTACCAGGGCAAGTATCATTATATCTGACATATACGCCAGCTATCTCTCCAATAAGCGTAATCTTACTGTCAGCATCATTAGTACTTGCCCCAGCACCACCAGCAGTAATACCTGAATTGATTGGGCCGCATAACCTCATTTTGGACCTCCTGGCTTGTGGATAAATGGAGTAAATCGCTTTACAGATTCATCCTTAGCCTCGTCCTTATCTTTGACAACCTTGGTATCAGCAACTTTAGCTTCAGCCTTAGCTTCTGATCGAGCTTCCTTGGCTTTTTCTTTCTTGTCAAGCTTTTCTTGCGCCAGCTCTTCTGCCTTTATGGTTGTTGCATCGGGCCTGACACGAACTTCCAAGCAGTACTCTGGCAATAAGGCTTCCTTCTCCATACCAGGCGTTACAGGTGTCCACTCATTCTTAGTATATATCACACCACCAAGAATGTTGGCAGTTGGGAAACGATATTCCTGTTTCAATTTAGCTTCAATCATAGATGGGCCTCCTTATGCAACACCCAAAGTAAATCCTTGACCACCGATAACATACCAGTAACCACCAAAAGCAATCACTTTGATATTATTCCCGATGACTGTGCCAAAGGTAGATTTCACTTTGCCAGATCCACCATTACCGAATCCACCAGTAACAGCTACAGTATGTGCCTGAGCTGTCAAGGAGACAATTGTGAGCTCCTTGAAATCATCAGTGACTGTTGTTGGATTTGCCAGAGTTGCCGCAATAGCACTACCCTTATTCAAAGTGACAATGCCACTTTTGACAGTGATAGCACCATCACCTGTTAGAGCTTGAGTAACCTCAATCTCTGGGATAGCCTGAGTTCCAATTAGAATTGAATCAACATGTAAATCAGTTAGATTGGTCATGGCATCTCCTTATGCTATCGCAGCCGCGTTCATCTGCAAAATATACCACTTACCATTGAACGCTACAACGGTAAGTGAACTGCCAGCAGCGGCAAAGGTCACTGTAGTATATCCGGCTCCACCACTTCCAAATGTTCCAGAAGCCAAAGCAATTGTATGAGCCTGAGCTGTGAGAGAAACAATCTCCAGCATCTTACCATCATCCGTTCCGGCTACTGGCAGAGCCAATGTTACCGTAATGGCTCCAGCTTTGTTTAACACAACTATACCACTGGTTTTGGTTATAGTTCCAGTTGAGCCAGTCAGAGTTTGCACAGTTGCAGGAGCAGGTATAGCTTTTGAGTTGGCACCAATCACGAGGCTGTCAACCGCAAGGTCATTGAATGCAGTTCGTTTTGTTGTCATATCAGCCTCTTATGTTAGTGTACAACCATAGGCACCAATGACATACCAATAACCTTGGTATGCCATTACGGTGAGTGAGTTGCCGACAGCAGCACCCATTGTAGCAACATCGTAGTCTGTGCCACCATTACCAAAGCCACCAGTGCAAGTGATATCATTCAATTGCGCCTGTTTGTTCAGGATATGCAGCACTTTGAAATCGTCAGTATCAGCAATGGGATTCGCCAGAATCATGTGGATAACTCCAGCCGATGTCTTGGCCAAAGTCACACAACCACACTTTTCGGCTATTACGCCATCAGCCACATAAGCATGACTGGTAGGGGCAGCTATTGCCACCCCTCCAACAGTCAAACTATCAACCACAACATCGGTTAGGTCAGTCATATATATCTCCTTTTCAACTCTCACGATGGAGAGTTACAAGTTAGACCAACCGCCGATTTAGGTGTGGCCCAAGAGGGCAGTGCGCCAATCACCATAGTAGTGGTTGTAGCGAGCATAGAACTTGAAGTAGTACCGCCCACCGTCCTCAGCTTCAGGATCAAACCAGGCCGACTGCAAATTCGGGGCTTCACGCATGACGATGATGATCGGCTTGATTGTTTCGCTCGAGGCAACTAGCACCCATGCAGTTGACTCCAGTTTCGGGGTCACGATATATTTCATCAGACCCTGATAAGGATTCATCTCACGATTGGCCGTATCATAGGCTTCGTTATTGCGGCAGATGTTCGCAGCAATACGCTGAGCAGCCGGAGGAACAACCAGTAGATCATAGTTGTAATCGGTATACTCACCCTGATCGTCCATCAGAGTTTTGGCAGCGACCATAACCGTTTCGAGGTTATCCAAGGACAAGGCAACAGCACCACCAAGATTGCTTTGGACAGTCTGGTAAGCTGCGCCATTATCCACATGGGAAGCTGAATAGAACGCTAGGGTATCATAGCATGCGCCGAAGTTCGTGGTCGCATCACCATCGTTCAATGCCTTGAATGCTTGCTGGCTGATATGCCGCTGGAAATTCGCGCCGGCAGCTCGCACCTTGCGGTCGAGATCACCAGTCCGGTCATCCTTGAGGGCATTGTGGGACAGGAACACAGTGATGTCCCAGTCCAACGGAGTTACAGTCAGAGACTTCTCAATGAAGTCCTGAGTCTGATGCTTGCCACGGTTCCGCAGAGGCATCGGGGCACCGCCGAGATCAACCAAAACCTGATTCTTGGCATCCATCATAAGCATGGAAGCAATCGGGGCATAGGTCGGTGTAGCGGGTAAAGCGGTGGTCAAGAAACCTGTTCGAGCTGCGACCACCAGATGATTTGGAACATTTCCTGAAATCATGTTTTACTCTCCTTTATGGGTTAGGCTTGGATCCAAGGGGTCTCAAGCGCGACGTAGTCGTAGCCATCTTCGACTTTGAACAAGTGACCAATTCGTGGTTTGGTAGAAGCACCGCTGGCGGTAAGAATTCCGGTGCCATCCATTGAAACCACTTTGCCAACATCCGACGCTACAAATACTGGCGAGGAATTGGACTTGAAGCCGATGATGGTCGGCCATACGTACAACTCAATCGAATGAACTTCATCCTCGACATCATCTGCCTTGGTAATCTTTTCCTCAGCAGCAATACCCACCATAACATCCGAGGTTGCAACCGTAATATTCTGTGACAGAATGACATGATCTGTATCGCCATTGTCATCAAGTATCATTGGGGAACCTTGGTAGATATGGGATGCAACAGCATCAAGGATAAATTTCTCGGTCTTAGCTTCGCCCAGAAACCTCAAGGGCCAGTTCGCGGTTAGATTAGTCGCCATATCTCATACTCCTTAATTGGTACCAGCGCCAGAATTGAGATTGGGGGTCTGCAAACGAACGTAGCAGTACCCATCTTCAATAGCATAGAGGATACCAAGATAAACCGCATCATCTGCACCGGCTACAGCAGCGAGAGTTCCAGAATCGGTCATGTACACACCGAGACCAAGGGAACCTTGTGAAGTAAACACAGTGGATTTGAAACCAATGATTGTGGGGTAAACGTAAACCTCAATTGTCTGATTGGCTTCAACTGCACCAGCAGCAACTACCTTGTGCTCAGCAGCAATGCCGAGGCAGGGAGTACTCAGAATGACTTCGTCGCCACCCACAAACGCCTTAGCGTTCAAGGCATCCAAGGTAGCAAGCAAAATCAGAGGCTGCCCTTTATACACAGTTTGGGCATTGGTAGTATCGAGGGTAAATATCTCGGTCTTTGGAACACCCTTGAATCTCAGGGGAGCATCATACGAAAGGTCAGTCATATCATCATCTCCTTATGCAGCGTTCGCCTGAACAAATGGGGTGTCCAGTAGGACATATACATAACCGTCTTCGACGGTAAAGCACGTGCCAATCTCTACGTTTTGGGATGCAGCTTCATTAGTAGCCATCAAACCAGAACCCGAGAAAGTCATCCTCTTACCAAGGTCTTCGTTGGTGAAAGTAGTGGAAGCGGGCATCTTGAACCCAACGATTGTCGGGTAGACGTACACATTCACAATTTCCTTCTCTGGGTCACCAGCTACAATGCTGTGAGGTTCAGCCGCAATGCCAATGAAGACATCCGTCGCTTGCATTGTTATGGCATCAAGAAACGGAGTAGCCGTCTCAGTATCAACACTCTGGTCGATAAGCATTGGCTGACCTCGATAGACCTTGACAGTATTAGCAGTATCCAATATAAACTGCTCAGTCTTGGCCTCACCCTTGAAACGCAGGTTGGCATCTTTGGTCAAATCGCCAGCCATATTATTTCTCCTTGGACTTGAACTCGATCAGATTGAAGTCTTCGGCCTTACCAACTTCGGGGTTGGCAGCAAAGAAGCTTTCCAGATCCTTACCAGAATCCAACCAGGTCTTCAACATTGGGCGGTATTCCTCGCTCAATCGCGGATGAGCATTGTATTCACCACTAATGCCCATCTCGGTAAAGTTGATTGCCTTCATGGTTTTAGTAAGCATCATCTGTACGGCCTCGGCTTGCTGAGGAGGCAACGAGACGAGCAGGGCAACAACTTCCTCAGCCCTGACAGGAAGGCCGTAGGGATGATCCTTCGTTCCACCAACCAGGGTGGAAGCGAACTCGACGATACGCCGCTTATTGACTTCGGCATCAACCATTTCCTTGGCCTTGGCTTCGGCCTGACGACCAAGCTCCTGAACGGCTTCAGGGGTCTGGAGTAGCTCGAACAGTTTCGGATTGATCTGTTTGGGATCAGTCGGAACTGGAGCTGCAGGAGCCGGAGCGGGAACAGGCACTACAGTGATGACAGGTTCAGTTTTTGGCATTACTTCTTCTCCTTCGGGCTTATGCCCAGTAATCAGATTGACAATCTGGTCTGCCAGTTTAGCAAAACCAGTTTTGACTTCTTCAACATTCACTTCGGTTTCCATATTAGTTATCTCCTGATAGGTGATTTTCACCTTGCTCCATTTATCATGGGAGGCGAATTTATATTTTCCGTCAGCGACAGTATATGGAACTTTGAACAGGTTGTCTCCTTCCTGACAAATCACATAACTGTCAAATATCTTATCCAGATACATTGACGGTTGAGATGGAGTCATTGGCATATTAGCGTTGGACTGGAATTGCGCATAGAACGCACTCCGTATGCTGGCCAACTTCTCACTGAGAGATTCATCAATTGCAAACATCGCAACTGACAGTTCAATGGGCCGTAGAAGAATCTTACCTTCCTTGGTCCTGGTTGCAGGCCAATTTGTAAGCGACCCACCCATAATGACTTTATTGACTAGGTCAAGCGACACACTGAAAAATCGCTTGAGATTATCCTTAATCAACTTTAAGCCAACTTCAGTCCATTTGGGTGTAAACCTAATTTTTGTCCCCGACTCATCAAGGGAAACATCCACAATCCAGCCTGCACCACCTTCGTGATTGTGACCTTCAGGGTCAATGGGTAAGCCAACAATTTCACCACTCTCCGTCCTAGTAGACTCAATGCTCGCCATGGTGTGTTCAACAATCGCGGGGAGGTCGGAATTCTTTATCACAACCGTCTGCCCAGTCATGTCGGTGAATTTGCCAGCGGCCATTCCGTCGAAGGATTTGGGGTCGCCTAACTCCGTGAATAGGAAGTCAGCATTGACTCCCATGCTAGATTCTGAAGGTGTCGGCATATTCTCCCGATTGTACATAGCCTTCAGTTTTTCGATTGCCTTAGCTTTATCCGGCCCTTCATACTTATTCCCCCGATAACCTCCGTGTAGAGCCGCCCAGGCAGCTCCCATGAGACGGTGGTCTGGCTTACCGTCAGTCGTTGTAGGTAAATGCTTATTACCATCTGCGTCAGTAACTAAATAGCCGCCTTGCGTAGCAAGCTCGGCTATAAGTTCAGGAGTCAACTCGTGATCGGTATTAGCATACAAAGCCTTCATGTAATTGTCGGCCTTGGTATCAGCATCAGCCCCAATGTAACAATGCAACTTCTCACCGGCACTTTTGTCGGCATTCTGTTTATGAACACAAACGGTGCTACCGCTCTTGATTTTCATATATGGCATTCTGGTCTCCTCGCATAATGTATTAGACGACCAACATAACGCTGATTGAGTCCATATACTTTGGCAAGTTTTGTTTGAGTCAAAGACTTATCACGATGTTCCCAAATCTGTCTTAGAAAATACACTTCTGCATCGGATAGTTTACACAGATGATGACCTTCTCCAGATTTAGCCAGACTGATACTTTTACAAGTTTCAGCAGACCTTTTGACACCTGTTAGCATAGCAGACCTTTTTGCTTTTGCTTCATCAGACCAATGGTTTCCGCTGTTATTTATAACATCTGATATATTGTTATATTCTGGTCTAAACTTGTCAAGCAAAGTTTGTTCATAAATCAATCTCGTTTGCGGGTCGCAGAAACAAAGAATCGAGAAATTGAAGTTATCTTCCCCGTACTTATTCCATGCAGATTGCAAATGCATGTTACCGTGAGAATTTGCTTGTAAAGATTTCTTGTGAACATTGAGTCTACGATACAGTTCTTTAGATGAGCCAATATAGCAATGCCCATCAATTTTATTCTGTATCATATAAACTCCACAATCCATCTTTCTAAGCATTACACTCCTTTATAAAAACTGCCTACTCATATATAGAGTGGCAGTCAGTTGAGACAAGATTACCGTCTGAAATCAGTACAGTCCGAATGGACAAGCGGTCCAATTTCATATTACACCTTTTTGACATAAAAGTAAAGCATCATGAATTATCCACGTTCTCCTTAGGCAATGTACCTTTACGTATAGTTACAGGTTGCACAAGGGCAAATTGCCAATTATCAGTCTTACACGAGGGCTTGGTTATTTCCAAACTGTAAGTACCAGGCTCCAAGCGGTCAATAAGTCGAGCCAATGACCTTGCTCGTTGTGATGTATCCGACTGTCCGTTTGTAGTTGTAGGATCTGCCATAGTTTCTCCTATAATGTATACTGTATCCCTTTTGAATCGAATAGACCATGTTTGCAACCCCAGCATCCACAAGCATAGTTTGGATTGCCCTGATAAGGTATAAGATTACGTTTAGCCCACCACGAAGCTGGATGTATCTGACCTATTAGATCGTCACATGTAACACAAGGGAATTCTGGAGGTTTGCCATCTATACCATCAAACAACAAAGGTATATCACCAGCCTCTCTTACCATAGCCTCACTCCACACACCATCTAATCCACGAGCATAGTTTTCGGCATGTGTCAAGGCTATCTGTTCAGCTTCAGCAATAGCCTCTGCAGTCTGTTTCCGACCTTGCTTGATTTGCCAAAGGTCATCCCACAACTTGGAAACAAACAATAGTATCATAACTATCTTAGCTTTCAACCACAGACTATTAGATTTGTCACCAACAGTCTTTGCAGTAGCTATGTAAGAAGCAACAGTAGCTTTCCTCATACTGCTCTGATAACTACGATAGTTAGTTCCGGGAGTTACCAGATAATCATGTACAAGGACATGCACAGTGTCATAGTAAACCTGACGGATACCGATATATTGTGCAATAGACAACTCAACCGAATGTCCAGCCAAGCGTTTGTGTAAAATCTTACGCAATCCATTTATCATAGGATTATCCTATCCTTCCCCGAGGAACAACCTATAGACCTCAGGGTCTTCTGCTTTGGCAAGTTTTTCCAATCTAGTAATAGCTTCGTCAACCGACAAGTTTGGATTGACAGGAGGTTCAGGTTTGACTGCTCCACCAGGTTTCATGGGAGCTTGCCCAGGTTTGGTTCTGGGGAATGCCCCAGCTGCGGGGGCGACAGGGATGATAGGATCTATTGGCAAATTCTTGGGCAGGAATCCGGTCTTATCACGTATGGCCTTCATATCGTCTTCACCCAATGGTAAAATGCCATCCATGGAACGGAAGAATTGACCCATCTGCACCAACTCAGGCTCCTTATCAATGTGTTTGAAACGTAATCTTGGGCGACGCTCGAGACCAGGGAAGCTATCTTTATTCCACTCAAATAGTCGTTGCCCTAACTGGTTATCCAATTGGGAAGCAAAACCATCCATCATTGAGTTGAATGTCAGTACCGCTATTTGGCTACTATCAGTTGCTGACGCTAGGGCACCTGTTCGTGTGAAAATATTGAACGAGATAAACTGCATCATGTACACCGCTAATTTGGTGACCGAGTAGTATTTGATAGTCTCCAAGATAGCAGCAGCAGCAGCGAATGTAGTATCTTCTACTACACCTTCCATCCCATAAGGCCATAGTGCATAGTTGCCTTCTTGTGCAGTCAAAATAGCGCGAGCAGCTGCCGCAACATTTGCCTTATCCTCCACAGACAATGACCCCGAATTAGTCTTTTTCACATTAAGGTAACCGGCAACATGCTCGGAACCAACACCCATAACTACTTCGTATCCATACTTCAATCTCTCAAGTCTGGCAATCCCTTCCAGAGGAGACATCCCTTCAGGGTTATTGCTATCACCATACACCATATGAAGGCAACGGTTGAGTGGTAAAGTAATACCAGCGTTAGGAAAATCCTGTTGAACCATCGCCCTAGCTCGTTTGTTGGAGTCAAAGATCCATCCATTGAATGTCGATGTATCTCTTGGGCTGAGTCGCCTAAATCCTACACAACCATCCTTGTAGGAACTGCGCCACTCATCAGGCCATACAACACCACCTATATCCTTGCTTGGAGGAGGAACCCATTTGGGATCACGTAGCCCAGGTACAGCTTCCCAAACAAACCAGCCATCAAAAGGCACACGTCGGGCCATAGTTTCTACCAGTTGACTGAAGCCACCTTCAATATCATCAAACGCTTGATACAGAAATTCTTGGTACTTCTTTTCGCCATCGCTAGGTTTGTCTGGCAAATCCACTAGCAGCGTAATATTCCTTGACCATGCCGAAAAGGCAGACCCAATCATTAGCATTTCAGGGTCACTCCTACGCAACCTAGTATATAATGCAGACACATTGGGCCAGGAATAGTCTTGCAGGTAGGCCTCAGAGATGAACCCAAAAGGCCCACCCATAGTTTTCAGGCCAGTTGATCCAGCTTCAGTAAGTAATATCCTTACCTCACTCGGAGGTTTCTTGCCCATACTAGTTTGCAAATCTGCATTCCGTATACCTCGCTTGTTACCACTTTTATTCAACTTAGGGGTATCCATGTCATTCGAAACTTTAGGTGACACCTTACCACGATTCGCCATAATATTTATCTCCAGTCGTTAGCACAATCTGTTTGCCTTCTTTAGGTATTCTAATTAGTCCAGCTAGCTTCAACCGAACATAATCTATTCCAAGCCGTAACATTGGATTTCTGCAAACTACCACAGTAGTATTCGACAATTTGTCTTTCCTTCTACGAAAATATTTCAACGCTACCTCATTATGTCTCACTCGACGACATTCATCACAATAACGACGATGTCGTTTGCAACCTTCTTTATCAGAAGGAAGAAGATTTCCGCATTCACAAACTCTTTGCTCAATCATTTCACACAGTCACCAACTTACCATCACGTATGTAGCCATGCCATTGTCCTGTCACTTGGATAGAAGGATCAAGGGTAGGTGCATCCATATTACCATTCCAGTTCCAGATTCTGGGATACACACTTTTACCAGTCTGGATAAATAGACGCATTAAGTCACCTCGTTCGTCGATAATACTAGGGTATCTTATCCACATACTCATGCAACCATCACTGAAGCACCAATCACCCACCTGACCAAACTTCTCCAGCTCGTCGAAGTTCTTACGTCTTTGACCTTGCGTAATTATCTCCATGTAGTTGCCGTTTCGTCTACCTTACCCAATCCTTTGAAGTCAGACCAATCCAAAGTTGTGCCACCATAATTTGCCAATACTACAGCATCAGCACAGTCTGGCGATCTACCAATCCTTTTCTTGATTTCTTCCTTAGCTTCAATTTTGATACCATTAGACTGAGGAGCCCATCTAGCAGAACACAAGTCAGCTTCCAGTTCATCATCAGGTGGCAATGCTATTTCGCGGCCACTCTTCGGATCCAAAGCTTCCCTGAATGTCCAATATACCTCGGCTCTCAAATTGATAAAGCGTAAAGTTCCAGATTTGTCAGTAGCATCTGAACCAGCACCAAAGTTTATAGGATACATCTCATATTCATATTTGCGACCCATGTCATACACCGAGGCACCAACGCCGATGACATCCACGTTATATCTTACACCCTTTTTCTCCAAACCGTCAGTAACCATAAAGGCCAACACAGCGTCAGAGTCAGGAGTTTCTATGCCAGGATGTTTCAATAGAGGAAAATAATAATCACCGTCTCTAGGAGCAAATACCGTTTTATCGTCACCTCCACGTGCAATGTCAGCACCTACCACAGTTGGCTTGCTTGAACGCTTAACCCACCTTTGCATCGCAGCATGAACCCAAGACCTTGGCAACACTTGATAGGCATCATCTGTTATAGATGCACCCCAGTCACCATTAAGTAAAGCCGACTTCAATGGCTCAGGCAAATTCGCTAGAGTACGCCGATAATCATCCCCTAAATATGGATTATCCTTTAGCCCAGCCGGAATGAATGTTCGACTCAAGGCATCAGGATCACTTGCATCAGTCAAAACATCATTACCCTCCTCATCCCTTTTATACCACAGCAACTTACCAGGCCCAGCTATCTTATCAATCAACCAGGCACGCCACCTATTCATAATCCATACAATGCCTTCCCCAACTGGATTAGCCGATGCACCTATTCGCACACGCTGACCAACAATGGTAGACCTAGCTCGACTTGTCAAAAACTCATAAGCATACTGCGGGAATTGTTCCAACTGGTCAAAGCCAATGAAATCATACGGAGCTGAAGCATAGCTCGACTCGTCCCCAGGAATCTGCGGAGTCCCTACGTGTTCCATGTGCCCAAACTCAATTCTCCGTCCATCAATCTGCCATACATGTTTCCCCCCATTGTAGTTATGCTTCGGATCACCATAGAATTCCATACTTCTCGAAATGAGCGATCTCTCCAAGTCAGGGAATGTTCGACGTAGCAATAGACTTCGGTTATGTTGAGTTCGCGCTAATCCCAACAGCAAATCAGATTTACCACCCCCAGCTGCCCCACCATACAATGTCTCAAACGCCGGACAAAAATACGCTTCCACCTGCGGTCTATTCTCCGGATGCGGAAACCATACATAGCTTTGTAACAACTGATCCAACTCTTCACGCTCAGCCTGAGTAAGCTTGTCTAAATCCAAACTCATTGTATCACCCCACCTTCACTCACAACTATCCACCACGCTCCACGCCACTTCTCCCTTACCAAATGCAATATCCGGTCCCAAGTCTCAATTACCATCCACGCACTTTCTTCTACCTCAGTATTACAATAGGGGTCAAAAAAGGCATCGTGTAGAAAGGGGGGAGCACGTAGCGACGATGGCACCTTTATAAACTGAGGGGGCACCTTACAAAAATGAAAGGTTTGACTGCCTGCTACCTTACAAATCTGTAAGATTTTTAGCCCTTTTTGGCCCTTTACAAACCGGCTACTTAGGGGTATACTTCCTTTAGGTCTGGCGGACGCCAGACCACCGGCCACAAAGTGGCAGAAAGCAGGATTAGAATGGCTAAGATTGTAGACCCCACCAGAACGTACAATGGCACGCTGCGCATGCATGAAGCTAAGCAGCTTGCCCAGCAGACCTGGGGCGAGAATGCCAAGATTTTCAATGGCAAGCCCACCATCCCGAATACCTACAAAGTCGGGAAGATCATCGTCGACGAGAAATCCGGAAAATCCTCCGTCAAATGGCTGGGGATCGGGAATGACTGGGATGCGGCATTCAAGGCAGCCCACGTTGCCGTCCCCGCCGCCCCCGCACCCGCCCCCGCTACGACTAAGTAGTACCAGTCGTCGCCCATAGCGCGGCTTAGAGTCCCCCACCCCCACGGGTGGGGGACTTGCCATGCCTAGACGTCGAGGCCGAGCAGGCGAGGTCGAGGGCGAGGCAGATCGACTGGGGGAAGGAGAGCCACTGGGTATTGCACTATGTAGCCGATATGCACTATGTATTGCAATTCGACTGCCCTGAAGTCTTGGCAGTCCGACTGCACTATGTATACGATATGGCGTGGCAAATGGCGACACCATATGGGCTGCACTATGTATAGGATATCGACTGGGTGACAATGTCAGTAGCTTAGTTGCACTATGTATGCTATATGGGGTGGGACTAGGACTTGGACTCATCTGACATTACATCCTGCGCAATCGAGCTGGGCGAAGTAGAAGCCAGTTCATCTGCACTATGTATCACTTCTACGTCGATAACATCAGGTCCGACTCCCAATGCCTTGCGAGTTAGAGTTTCTAAGCGACGCAACTTTTCATCATCAGGCAACTCTCGTACGAGCGAGCGTCCACCTGACGTAATGTCAACCGCAGTAGGCACTTTGCCAAATCCCGCATCTACCAATCCCTGTTGATGGTCTTTAGTACGCAACCATTTCCTCGCAAGCAACTCAGCATTGGTCGCATAATGATCAACCATTACAGCTTGACCATTCTTATCTACGACAGGTTGCCCATCCTTATCTACCTTCGGTATTTGTATCAGCGTCAATCTCCCACCAGGCAGTGGCACTCCCCTTTGATCCGTATCTATTGCCGGTTCCTGCAATATCTCCTGAACCAATTCCCGCCACTGATCAAACGTCTTCGGTCTCCCCTTCCTATTTATCCTGACATCCCCTTTGACGAATGGTCGCAAATTGCGATTACCGATTTCTCTGGCAGTCAATTTGTGGAGGGTATCTTCAGCAGATTTGCTATCGGAAGTGGATTCGCTATTACTATTTGCTATTCCACTATTATTATTTGCTATTCCATTTGCTAAATTTGCTATATTTGCTATATCTTCCATATACCTTTGTAACTCCTGTGTATACCAATGGCAATTAAGTAATAGCGAAGAGTAATTTTATTGGCAATTGGTAATTGTTACTGCCCTCTGTTATTGGCAATTTGCTCAAATTTGCTATCATCTAAGCAAATTATACGTCTAATTTGCCTAAAATGATATATAAAAAGTACAAAATGACCCTGAGCCTTTGGAACGGTTCACTCGGGTCAGTGAGCGACCTGAGTGGACTGAGTGGATGGCGATTTGAGTGTATTACGGGAATAATTCATTGGTACACTGAGTGACCTGAGTGACCCGTTCAAACGGCTTAAAGGGGAATAATGGGTTTGTAAGGCATTTGCTTTGGTGATTTACACAAATATGCCCTAGCGGTAAAATTGTAATTACGATGAGCAATAAATTTAGCCTAACGCAAAAAGAATACGATGAACTCTTGGCAATCCAACATGGAGTATGTTTGGAATGTGGGGAGAAAGAAACTAGAGACAGGAATATGTCTGTAGTTCGCAATAGCAAAACAAACAAAGTCGTTGGACTTATGTGTTTCAAATGCAAGATGAGTCGACCTCACTGTTTTGCTTCTGCGATGAAACTGTATACTTTGAAATAGTTCGCCCCAATATACACTATGTATCCCAAACCAGTCCAAAAAGGCAACGTATCCTCCTGCCCTTTGTAGCCCTTTTG